CCTTGAATCGGTCATGGATTGCATCAAGCCCGCACTTGAAGCCAATGGTCTTGGGTTCGTCCAGAAGTTTCACGATTGCGAAGGCGGGATCAAGATTGAGACGGTCATCTTGCATGAGTCGGGCGAAGAGTTGTCATGCGGCATCCTGAGCATCCCTGCCAGCAAGCAAGATGCGCAGGGCTACGGTTCGGCGATTACCTATGCAAAGCGTTATGGAATTTTGGCGGCATTCGGTGTCTCAACAGGTGAGCCTGACGACGATGGACATGCTGCTGCGCGTTCAGCACCCGCTAAGAAGGCCGCTAAAGCTGAAGCAGAGATTATTTGGCTACCTGATCAGGCGACGAGTGAAGTGATCGCAGCGAAAGATGATGCAGCGTTGACCGCCGTCTACAAGAAATGGTTGGACGCAGCCACCAAGTCAGGCGAGAAGGAGTACTTGGTCACGATGTGTAAGGCACGCAAAGAAGATTTACAAGGAGAGAAAGCATGAGTGAAATTATTCAAGGATCGCAAGAGTGGATCAACTCACGGTTAGGCAAAGTGACTGCATCGCGCATTGCCGACCTAACCGCAAAATTAAAGAACGGCAAGCCATCATCAAGCCGCGAGGACTATCTGATTGAGACCGTCACAGAGCGCCTTACAGGGCAGCCACTGGACTTTTTTCAGACCAAGGATATGCAATGGGGTGTTGAGAAAGAACCCTTCGCACGGGCTGCATACGAAGAGCGGTTCTTTGTAGAGGTTGTGCAAGTTGCGATGGTTGAGCACCCCTTCATTGCGATGGCAGGGGCATCACCCGATGGGTTGGTTGAAGAGCACGGTCTCATTGAGATTAAGTGCCCCAAGACCAAGACCCACGTCAACACCCTGCTATCAGGCGAAGCCCCTGAGCAGTACATCCCCCAAATGCAGTGGCAGATGGCTTGTACGGGCCGCCAGTGGTGCGACTTTGTGTCCTTTGACCCAAGGCTACCGGAGCATCTTCAAATGTTCGTAAAGCGTGTTCCTCGCAACCAGGCGCTGATCACTCAATACGAGCAAGAAGTGAACGCCTTCCTCCGCGAGGTGGAAGATTTTATTAATCGGCTTAACGCGAGGAAAGCATGAGCGATTACGACAACACCAACTCTGGTGCGCTGTTCAAGAACGACAAGGAGGGCAATGAGAAGCGCCCTGACTACAAAGGCACGGTTGACGTTGAGGGTGTTGTCTACAACGTCTCTAGTTGGATACGTACTTCCAAGGGTGGCATGAAGTTTATGTCGCTAGTCCTTGAGAAAAAAGAAGGTGGTGCAAAGAAGGCCGCACCTAAACAGCAATCGATTGATGAAGAAATTCCCTTTTAAGGAGAAGTAAATGAGTAAGCGAATCTATGTAGTAACTGGGCCGGACATGAAGCAGACCCTAGTGCGTGCAACCGTGCCGTCACAGGCAATCAGCCATGTTGCGCATGCAAGCTTCTCTGCTGACATTGCAAAGCAAGAGGACTTGGTCAAGCTGCTTGGTGAAGGCAAGGTCGTAGAGACTTTCGGCGAGTAATAAAACGGGGAAAGCTGCGGCAAGTACCCTCCAACTAGAGGCAATCAACATGACTCAAATTGCAGAACCTGTATCTCTACTCGACGGCAAGAAGTACACCTCTGCCGCCGCGACCAATGTGATGGCAACCTTCCGTCTGCTTGGCTGGACTCCACCGTCTGAACTAAATGAGTTTCAAGCGAAGTGGAGCAAGATTAGATCAGAGCATCTGACTGAGTGGGTGAGCCAATGAGCCAACACATCAGTGAAGACATTGATAAATATTTCAAAAATCAAGCCATTAGGCAACAACAGGCTTTACTCGATAAGCCCCGTGGCGTGACAAATGACCCTGTGACTCACCCCAAGCATTACACGGATCACCCTTCGGGCGTTGAGTGCATCGTCATCACTGAGCACATGAACTTCTGTCTAGGCAACGCTGTGAAGTACATCTGGCGTGCCGACCTGAAGGCTGACGCTATCGAAGATTTGAAAAAAGCCGCCTGGTACATCAATCGCGAAATTGAGAGGCGCACGAAATGATGCTTTATTACTTTGAGAGAGTGATGACTTTCATCATGTTTATGATGCTTTTTATCCTCCCGTTCCTTGCTGGGTACTTCGTTGGCAAATGGGTTGAGAGAGAGAAGAAATGAATCGACCACAAAATTGCGGCACAGGCTTCTGCTCTTGCCTCGAGTGCATGTACAAACCCTTCGACGAGATGGAAGAACATGACCTACGGGTTATACAGTCAAAGACGCTAGATCGGTTGACCGCTGAGATAAGATTGTTAACCAAATTGGTTAACGAAAGAAGCGAAATTATTGAGCAGCTACGGTGGCAAGTTGATGCCATTCAAGGGCAGCTAAACCTACTGGACAATGGCACCAAATAAGGATTCGCGTAAATGAGCCAAGATCAAGTTTTCACCCCTAAAGAGTTGGCAGAGTACCTCCGCGTCAACGTGTCTACGGTGTACGCCAATAGTGCTCAACTAGGGGGCATGAAGGTTGGGGGATTGCTACGGTTCTTCAAATCCCGTTTGCATTCATTACCTATGGGTGTTATTGTATCCACAGATACAATTAAAGGAAGCCCATCATGCCCCTCTACAAACACCCCAAATCACCGTTCTGGTGGATCAAGTTCACCGGCGCAGACGGCGCGAGAATTAGACGCTCTTCTGGGACGCAAGACCAAAAAGCAGCCCAAGAACTGCATGACAGGCTTGTCGCTGATACATGGCGACAAAAACACGTAGGCGCAAAGGCTGAGTACACCTTTGATCAGTTGGCAGTCGCGTACCTCAAGTCGATCCAAGGCGACAGGTACTACGACCCGAAGGCTCAGTTAGCAGGGTATTGGGTAGACCAATTCACCGGCAAGAAACTGAGCGAGATTCGGGCAAGCATGATCAAAGCTGCGCTGCCAATCGCCGTACCCGGTCGCTCGAAAAAGTCCAAGCCCATCCTCCTCACCCCTGCTACCCAAAACCGCTACCTCGCCTCAATCAGCAAAATGATGAGCGTGGCTGTTGAACTTGAGTGGATCGACAACAAACCCATCGTGCGGCCCCAACGTGAGCCACGGGTGAACGTGCGTTGGATCGACCAGGAGCAAGCCTCTGCCCTGATCGCTTCGTGCGCCAAAGATTGGTTACGCAATGTGGTCATGTTCGCGCTTGCGACAGGTTGCCGCGCCGGTGAGATTCTGAGCCTTGATTGGTCACAGGTCGATCTTGAGAAGCGCCATGCCTACATCAAGGCTGAAGATGCAAAATCGGGTCGTAGCCGCGCTATCCCGTTAAATGACCTAGCAGTATCGGCAATGACCGGACGTGAGCGTACAGGGCTTGTATTCAAGTCTAGCAAGGGTTTGCAGATGTTGGATGTGTCGCACAAGGCTTTTCAGGTTGCATGCGCCAAGGCAGGGGTTGAGAATTTCCGATTCCATGACCTTCGCCACACATGGGCTTCCTGGCACGCTCAGAACGGCACGCCGCTCATGGTGCTCAAGGAGTTGGGTGGTTGGCAAGAAATTTCGATGATCCAAAAATACGCGCACTTGGGTCAGTCGCATTTGTCGCAATACGCATCAAATACTGATTTTTCAGCCAACGGTGGCATGAAGTTGCCACACCAAGTTGCCACACCGAGACTGAAAATTGCGTAAGTCATTGATTTATTTGGTGGCGCATCCCTGATTCGAACAGGGGACCTGCGGATTATGATTCGCAGTAAAAAACTACTGGAATCGCCTCAAGACCCGCATGAATACTAGGTTTAGCCCCAATTAGCACCGATTAACGATTCGGGCTTCTTGGGGCTTTTTAGTGCCTTTTTGGGCTGTTTTTGGCATGAATCTGCCACACCTACGCCAGCATCGACTCAGTGACCTTAGCGTACTTCGCCTGACGGTCATCCAGACCATTCGTGCCGCCATTGATGCGCTTGGTCATACCAACCACGTCCTTGGCATCAGCGAGGGCGTTTAAGCCGTTTGAGGCCCAGAACCAGCCAGCACTCAAAGCTGCCATTTCAGGCTCTGCCAACAACTCTGGGTTGCCCACAGCGTCAACGCCGGTGGCATCCGAAAAGCGTTGATAGTTGTCTTTGCCGGTCAACTGGATAAGCCCTTTGCCACGGTATTTCCACCCGTCACCTGATGCCTCGTCGCCGTTACCCATGCGGTCACAATACGCCTTGTTGGCAATCTTTTCAGGCTGCATGGCATAACTCTCTGCCACCCCCGGCGGGAAGCGGCTGGGCCACACCCGTGACAGCGCCTCGGCGCGGTAGTACAGGTTTTCAGAGGTAGCAGTAAACCCCGCGGATTCGTGGGCTAACTGGCTCAAGAACCCAGCAATACGCTCAGGGGTGTTTATCTCAAACCGCTCGGCGGCGGCGTTAAGCGCGTCGAGCCACTTGTCTGCCATTGCGGGTGTTGTGACTGCGAGTAGATTTTCGCGGGTAATCATTTGTGGTGCTCCTGTTGTTTAACAATCCATTTTTGAAGGGCAACTAGCTTTGCGGTTTCTTCGGCGCAAAGTCCAATAATGGCAGGGTCGTTGGCGGTTCCAGCAACGCTTGTGGCGGGCTTGGAAACGGTGGGCACGTTACCGCCACAGGTATTGGCGTTGCGCACCCTGCCAGCGTACTGACTGCGAATAGCAGCGATACGAGTTTCGTACTCATCTTTGACTCCCTCTGTGATTACCTCGGCAAGTTGAATGGCTTTTTGGTTTGCCAACTCTTGGGCTTTACCGATAGCCGCCACCTCTGCCTGAAACTTCAAGAAGCGTTCATGCTCGTCGCTATAGCCTTTCCAATAAGCGGCAAGAATGATGGCGACTGCGATGGCTATCTTTGCGTAGAGCATTACTTCACCTCCGACAACATTCGTGCTGCGATGGTGAGCATGGCACGCGCCCTGTCTAGATCAAGCGGCGCGTCTTTGTACATGACTGTGATCTGCCCGATAAACGATGTGTAGTCAGGTGGCACAGAGGCTCTGCAACCAAAGGTCGCACCTTGTTCGATGTAGTAAACGCCCGCCTCGGACTGCGGGACGGAGTAAGAACCGCAAGGGACATTGCCCGCCATCAACTCAACCACGTCAGCGTTGTTGCCGGTATGCGTGGTGAACAAACCGATGTTCGTGCCTTCAAGTTGCTTGGCACGCTTACCATCACGATTCTCAACCCTGAGAATCACCCGCTTGTTGAAGATCGGGTCTACCGACATGAGCGAGACAACCAGCACGTTCGGGTCTTTCATCAATAGTTCGATGACTTGATCGAAACGTGCTGATTGAATCTTGGGCTGTGCGCTGGATTTTTCGTACACGTTCAACAAGAAGTTTTTGTTGTCGTAGACGAAATATCCAACGTAGCCAAGCACACCAAGCAAGAGCACCACGAACAGCTTGAATGGGCTGTCGATGTACTGCAAGACGGACATAACTCCGTCTTTTGCTTGAGCGGCTTGCTTCTCGTCCATTAGACGGTCACTTCAGCCCAGTTCACCGCGGCCTCATCCCATTGGTAGTACACCCCTGCCTTAGCCACTGGCATGGGCACGGGCGCTTGCCACTGGAACTTAGCGTCGAGCACCCAAGACTTGTATGGCTGC